TTCATTATTACTTTCCAGTAGCCTTAGGCAATGAATTAAGAACTGCCAATAATTTCGCATTAACTTCAGGCGCACCTGTGAGAACTGCTACATCAGCAGAAGTTTTAATTCCTTGCAACTGTCCTCCCTGTGCAGTGAATCCCATATCACGCATAAGTTCTGCTTTCACTTCCTCTTTCAATCTCGCACGTTCAGCTAATTTAGTAGGAGAGAAAGACGATTCTACATACTTGTTAGCAGGATCGAATTTGATGTGTGGATGTCCACGAGAGATCTCATACTCAAGTTCTGCAATGTCATTGGCATCATCAGTTGTGAAAATGCCATCAGGAAATTGAATATATTTACCGGCACGAGTGACATATTGAGACGAAGGCATGGTACAAGTAAAGAGTCTCAATTTCTTCTCATCCTTGATTTCAGGATCATCAGCAGCTTTCTTTGCATTCACTGCAATCGTAGCCTTAGCAATCGCTGCTTCTTTCTGAGCTTGAGTACGCTGATCTGATAGAATCTCAGCGGCAACACTATCAACATTTGGTGCATCAGGATTAGTCATTTTGTTCCCCAGTGAGAGATGAAAAAGCTAGTTCTTTGTTAACGCAGGAACTAGCAAGACTACGCTCTCGGGGAGATTAACCAGCAGCCGGAGCCGTAAGATTAAAGACAACCGAGTTAGCAGGAGGATTCTTAACAACGGTAGTGAGTTCCGTCGTCAGAGTACCACCAACAGCATCAATACCATTATCGCTAACATTCCCATCTTGATTGAACTCTTTGTTCTGAGTCTTACGATCACCAAGGTAGGCAACACGGAAGGAACTCAGATCAACAGCAATAGCCATTTTCTGCCAGCTAGCATTGCTATTCAGCAGCGGATGTTCAATCATACGGAAAGTTCCACGGCTGGTCTTGAATGTGGAGAATTGAAGTCCCCACGACGTCTGACCATCAACCATGTAGTACGTGCCATTTAGACGGCCAATACCATTGAGAACGCGACGAGCTACACCACCAACAAACATCACTCGCTCGTTAGCAACTTTCGGGTCCGTAGCCTGATTGAAAACAGGATCAAGGAAACCTTCCAGTTGCGTAAAGTTCGTGGTGCCACCAGCGGTGAAGCTGTTAACAGCACTCATATACGACGGATAGTAGGCGATATTCTGCACTACATTGATCAGACCATCAGAAGTACGGAAGGGCTGACCATTACGAGTTCCTTGCGACTTCTGACCAAAGAACAGCATCTTCTCAATATCGGCAGCATGGAACGCTGCACAATCTTGGCGAGATTCAGCAACATTGGTATCACCAGCAATCATCATCGTTTGACGAATCGTATCGCTGATAGCCCAAGTGTTACGGAAAATCTGCGTCAGATTCGTGATCCGAACAGGATTGATGTTCAGAGCATTAGGACGCAGCGATGCTTCTTCAAATGCATTACCAACTTGGTACGCATAGATGTTGGCAGCAATTGCAGCAGCAACTACAGTACCAACAGCACGAGTAACAAGAACTTGCGTGGCGCTCAGAACTTGATTGACGATGACATTCTCACCAGTACTATCCACACGCATAATCATACCTGGGATCAGATTCGCGGTAGATACAACAGTAAAGGTGGTATCAACATCAGCTTGACCAGCAGCAGAAACTTGGAACTGCGGGAAGATCATGGTTTTAGAGAAGAACCCATGTTCCGTTTGCACAGCAGTTTCATTTGCCAGCATAGACGTCATACCAAATAGGGTTGCAGAGCCATTTGGCATCAGTCGCGTGATCATTGCCGCAAATGACTTCTTTGCGAGATCAGTCGTCAGATTGGTGGTAGTAAACAGACCAGTGGACATTTATGTTCTCCTATTACAGACCAATGAGGGTCATGGTGGTTGCACTGGTCTTGGTGAACAAGAACCAACGAGACGTAGTAGTAGCTACAGTCAGAGTGCCTGAATCTGTAAATCCTACACCGCCTGCGAGTGTGAGAGTATTACCGATTGCATTAACTAGGAGTAGGAATGAATCTCCAATATCCATACTAGGGCAAGCAGCAAGAATAGCAGCAGCAGTGGGGAATGTATCAGTACGCGCTGATGTAATCGTGCGCTTATAAATACCACCCATGACAGCGCTAAGAGTAACAGTCTGATTTGAATCAGCTGTAAGAGCAGTTAGTTGAGGATTACTAACACCATCGCCAGGACGAGCTGGACGTGGCATGCCATCAGCAGCATATACCAACGGTCGGACAAACATTTGTTAAATCTCCTAATAGGTTAAGGAAGGAAAGCAGACCAATCTGTTTCTGATCCTTTACCTTTATTTGCTGGTACTTCCTTAGGAGGATTTACAGCGTTGGCAAAAGCAGAAACAAAATCCTGAGCCATTACCGATAGTTCTTTAGGTGTAGCAGTAGGATGTTGTTTTGCAAGGCTATCTTGCACAGCGGCCATTACTGGTGCTATAGCAGGGTGATTCAATGCAGGATTCAATTCTGAAAGCTGCGCTTGAGTACTTGCCTGCTTTACTACTTGTGGTATGACCACATTTTCAAAGTGCTTCTGTTGCTCTTTAAGAGCTGCTTCTACTAGCTTTGCTGCAACAAGGGTTGATTGCGCATAACCACCTTGAGCAACATTATTAACTGTTTCCATCATCGCAGTTACGCCATCTTTTCCACCAGCTTCAATCCTAGCTAGAACTTCTGGAGTGATGCTGGAAACAAAGTTAGTTTTCTTTGCTTGTTCCACTAACTTCGTAGGATCAATGTTGAACTGCGGTCCCTCTTGTGCCTTACTATCATCCATTGTAAATACAGTGGAGAATTTATCTAGAGGGGATTCTGGTGCTTTTGGTTCCTGAGTTGCTTTCAAGGCAGCAGCGGCAGCAGCTTCATCTGCGGCTTTCTTGGCAGCTTCTTGTTGCTGTACTGATCCTTGCATTGGTTCAGGTTGTTTAGCTGTACGAAAGAAATCCATTACACTCATTTTCTATCCTTCCGAGAGGGGTTGTGAACTATTTACTTGTACTAGTGTTTCTCTATGGTCATCAATTAATGCTTGAGCAAGATCTACTTGACCAGATAGATATGCTTGCTCTACTGCAAAAGATCCAGGATTGGCAGGATCTACTCGTAGATTCAATACTTTCTCAGCTGCCTGAGATTGCATGTTCTGTATTCTTTTCACTGCAAGATCACTCAGCATTGATCCTTCACGAAGCTCTTGTTCTGAAAGATCCCATGCAGTGAATCTAGTTTCTCGTAGAGATGCCATTATGCACCTCCCTCTTGTTGCATCTCTTGTCCCTGTTGTGCAGGATTATAGTTGTACTGTTGTGGCAATGGTTGTGGCGGAAGTTGTTCTTGCTTCACTTCAGGATTCTGTTTCATCAATTGAATCACAGTATTCTGCCATGCTCCAACAGCTTTCTCGTATTCAATCTGTTCTGGTGTTTTCTCAAATGGCTCAAGATCAGCACCACGAGTTTTCATCAGATAAGAAAATAGAGGACCAATGTTGTATGATGCAGCGATTTCTGGAGAAGAGCCTAGGACTTGTAAGGTAGTTGCTAGTTCCTCACCACTTATGAGTTTCTCTGCTGGCACCAGACCATCAGATACCTTGAATTCCATTACTGCATTTCTCAGAGCAACAGGATCAACTTCAAGGAGTTGTTTCTTGTTCCGATCTAAAAGAGTACTTTGTGGTTGATACTGGAGGATGTTGATTTTAATGATCTCCTTAATCGGAGTCATTGTGTTTTCTTCAATACCAATCGCTACCATTTGATCACGAGCATTAGCATTGCCCATGATATCTTGGAACTCGAATTTAGTTCTATTACCTTTCGTGAATTGTCCTTGCTTAGCTCTGTTCTGTCCATTGGCAATATCTGCCATAGTGGCAACCATCTGCATCTCTTGTACATTGTTAACAGATTGGTCATCACGGAATGGAGAAGCTGCATAGGCTTCAGAAACTGGTTTCCCATATGCAGCAGGACGAACTGGAATCTTGGCGGCAGGATTGTCTGAATTGATATCAGCTGAGTTAATGCGTGATGGATCATAGAATCCACGATCCGAGATAGCACGCCTGCGAGCTGCAATGTTAGCATTCATGAGTGCAGAGGATACATTTTGAAATGGCACTGCATTCTCTGCAACACTCTTATCTTGATACCCTAGACCATTCTCATTAGGTTGCCCAAAGATGATAGGAAGAAGATTGTGTGCATTCGTCTGTCTCTCTGCTACCAGGAGAACTTGACGATTGATGAATATGAGTTTCCAAATCTGTGGAGTATTAGGCTGCGGTACTCGCATTCCAAAATCTGATGGAATGATACGAGCATAGATTGTAGCCTTTTCATAGATGTTGGAGTAATTAATCTTGGATGCTTTACCCTCTGCAATCAATCCTGCCCATGCCATCCAATTGGTAGTACGAAGATATGAGTCAGAGGCAATGAGAGCATGAGGATTGAGAGTTGGAATGTAATAGGAGGAGTATGCAGAATTGAGTTGCCCTCCACCATATTGAGATTCCAATGCAGGAACTATGTTCTGAACCTGTTTTGCATTTGTAGATTCAATGAATTGTTTGAGTTCTGTACGAGAAAGGAGTTCCACATAGCCCGCGAACTCTCCACGAGTATGAACATCTGTAGGCCAGTAACGAGTATCCCAGATGAGATTATAAGGATCTCTACGACGAATTCTGTTACCTTCCCATACTGCGTTTCTAGCTTTACCTTCTTTACCAAGTTGAGTTTCTATTGCTGGTGTGGTGATTGTACACCAGTCGCACTCAATACCGAAGAAATTGTATTTGAATCCATCACGAAAGGCCATCATGAAGTTCTTAGACCAAGCACCTTTCGTGGCCTGATCTGCAATCACAGCTTCCATTTGGCGTGCTGCATTCATG